GCCGAAGATAATATTTCGACGATGAGCGAACCTACGAACGGCATTTGCCAGGCGATAAACCGCTGGAACCGAGTCCACTCTATCTTTGAGATAGATGGGCTTAACGTCAATACCAGAGTAGAAATGACTACCGCAGCTCTCCCTGAATAGCGAGTCGAAATGACTCTTTTTACTATTCACGCGGAAACCGTAGAAAGTCATCATCTCTGAGAACAACCCGTAGCACACCGATGGCAATATAACATCATCGCCATAGGCACTCACGTCAGCAGAGCTGACGGAGAGATAATCTGCGCAGCAAGAAGCAACTGCGTAGAAAATCAGGGATTCCAGTTGAAAAGTGAAGCCGTTCCCCATACTGGAGAACTTCTCCCACTTTACTGGTTTCCCGCTACGGGAGCCGTAATGAGATCGACAGGCATCCAAAGCCAACCACCATCGACGAGGAAGAAGTTCCTCAACAACGGCAGAGGCAATGGAATCGCTAGCACTGCTTAAATCAACGGTCGCAAGCGAGGAATCGATAGATCCCTCGCGAGCGAGTCGCTGGTTTCGGCTCTGATAGCGTAAGTCGACCCCATACCTAAGTAACCTCATACCAATCATGTCGCCGAAGGATTTCTGGAACCAGAGATTGATTCCAGGTTCAACGGCGATAACTCGATTGGTCGAGGCGTCCTTAGGCACAGTGATCACCTTGTTTCCCACTTGAAAAGACGGAAAACCCGCCTCTACAAGCTGGTTGGCCCACGTCGGGTAACACTCCGACAGGGTTTCCCAGGGAATAAGGCTGTACAGATCACGTGTTATTCCGGTTTCGCACCGGAACTTCTTGGCTGGACTGGCGTCCCTACGTCGAATCAAAGTAGAGGCACCAGGACCCCAGTCAGGCATTGAGAAAACCTCGTCAGCAGAATAGTCGCCCAAGATCTTGCCTATTTTACGAATGACTGCGTTATGCAGCCAAACGGCGCGACCCTTGAATAAGGGGTCGCGAGCAAGATCCTTAAAGCGGCTATTCGTCTGCTTACAAAGAAGTTCAAATTCATCGAACTTCTTTAAAGCAACTTCGTCCAGGTCATAGTTCAGGGTTAAACCTGAAAACTTAGACAAGAACTTAGTTGCAGCATAAGCAGAGCGAAGGCCTTCCAATGAATGGTAGGCCTTGGGATCGAACTCCAACTTAGC